CCGGCATAATATATACGCAACAATCCAATCGAAAAGGTCCTTAAAACGTCTTCTACAATGAGTTACAAATCTGACATTGGTAAGGTGGCAACTAATGATGGTGATTTACAAATACTACTCTCTTCATCTGGGTCTGATTATGGGGAAAACAGAACTGCAGAATATCTGAGGAAAATAGAACAAGCGTTTTCGGAAGTCATTGGGAAAAGTGTAATTGATCATGCTGCATATTCAAAATTTGTCTTGTCTCTACCTTCCGATCTCGCTTGCAGACTCAGACTGGTACCCGATCACAACCTTGCATCCAGAATGTCCCACCTGTACTCAATGTATTTCAAAATAGCATCTGGAGACAAAATTGCCATGGTAGATAATTACTCAATAGTTTCAATAGAAGGATCCAATAAGAATATTAGATTTGATTGTGATCTGGTAATACAAGTGTCTAACTGCCCTGACTTGATCTTCATTGATTTTACATCATCCGAGAACATTGAACTTATCAACACAAAATACAACATATTAATGTCTAACATAAAATCATCCAATTATGCAAATTCAACAGCATATGTTCAAGTATATGATAAGATTAACATTAATGTTGACATAAGATCATCATTTGAGTCAAATGAGCCTGGAACAGTCGGCCTTAAGATTATGGACATGATAACCCGTCAAAATAAGAAAACCATTGACAAAGTGATGAAGCAAATGCAAGAAGTATACTATGCCACAAACGAGCACATATCAAGAATGGATAACTCTGATGCACCAGGTGATTATAAGGATTACGAATTCAGTGAGAGTTTGGTCTCAAAATCAGCAGAATTAATTCAAACGCAAAAGGATAGGGAATCAGTATTGTTTCTCAAAGAATTGTATGATCTAGACAGCAAGAGATTCCCATATTTTAAAAATTTATATGAATTGTCAATAAAGTCGCATAAGCTTAAGAAACTAGTGCCGCTAGAGGGTGCGGTTGTCTTTGAACCAAGAGATCTTCAATCAAATCTGGCAAAACTAGAGGATAATTGGTTGTGTAAGGCATTGCATGCGGCAACATTAACGGAAAGTGTTGTGGCAATTGATGACTCAGACAATATCTCTTTCTTGTCTGAGTTCCCCTGCAATCCCAATGATGATGTTCTCCCAGTTCTCCTTAAATATAAGGCTTGCATAAGGCAAAAGAAAGGGCATGTATTTTGTATAAAGTTTAACCCATCTTATGTTGATGAAAAATTGAGAAGGGCATTGACACACGAAAACACTTCAAAAGAGAAACACATGTTCGAAAACACTGATTTACCAATGGAAGAACAGGTAATGGAATTTATATCCAAATCAATTGAGGATTATTCAGAGGATCACAATTCATTTACCTCTATCAGTTTAGAACAACCCAAAGATTCGATTTGGAAAAAGATGCAGACAATCTCGGCCCTTGCATCTAACGATCTAGAGAACATGGGGAGAACCACTTGTGCAATGTTTGACAATTATGTCGCCATGATGGAAAAGATGTACTTAGGCAGTTGTTTATCACATTTCTATGAAGTGAACAAATCAGTATTGGCTTCACTTAAAGTATCACCAGGGACTTCTGAGTACTATGTTGGAGTCAATGGGTCCTATGAATCTATTACAATTGTCAAAATGAGTTCCACTTTGGATAGTTTTTCAAAAACCAATTACTGTGTAATATCCAGATTAGAGAGGTCAACCACAAAGAGAAGGGTTAGATTAGATGGATCTGTTTCTAATGGCATATACTTTAGTAAATTCTATTCCACTGACCCGATGATTTTGTCACAAAATCTGAAAATGCCCATGGTAATATCTGCACTAGCAACTTGGGAAATTGAAAACAACATGACACAGGGATCAATAGAGTCAGGCAAAACACCTCAGATAATACTAGACTCTGCCCTTCACTCTCTTGTCAATAGGGATCAATTTGCACAGGCATCAGAACAAGTAAGGTATTTCTATATGTCAGCAATTGGTTATGGGGGTTCTGTTTCGGACATTACGGAAAAAACAACATTCATGTTCACCAGACATTCATGGGAGAATCTGTTCTTACTTAGATCATACAAAATGGCGGCCTGTTTGAATATACTCAGTGCTTCAAAACAGTTACCAAGAATAGAAGACCCATTGAACAAGGAGTTGTCTGTTGCTTTCCCTCATACAATGTTTCCCAGTAAGAGTTTCTCTCAGACAATCTCATCAATGTATGTTTGCAATGTTTATAACAAATTTAGGGCATTTCATGAAGTAGCTGCATCGATATGTTACAATGATGTTTTGGATGAGTTAGATATATACAAAGCAAGGGTGTCTGAAGATGAGAATTCAGTATCTGGAATCAGTCCCAAGCTGCTTAGATCATTCATTACATCAGAGACCGATGGTTTGGATTACATTCTCTCAACTGATTTCATAGATGATGAAGTAATATTTAATGTTTCTCTTGCGTCAATCAAATCAAAAAGGTATAGTGGGAGCATGAGCTACATGATGGGTGCAACAATTGCAAACTCTGAAACATCAGATGCAGTCTTGGACAATGTGTATCACAAATTGTCTTTTGGACCAATTGAAGCATGCACAATGAAAGGGAGTATGGATAAAGGCCCGTCGGTTGAAACAGGACAGGGAATCAGAGCAGCATCCACAATCCTTGAGGAGATCATAAGGGGTTACAATCAAGATCCTAAAACAGTGAATAAATCGGTTCTTGGAGCTGCAAACTTATTTGACAGGATGGCACTGGATACAAAATCATTCTCAATCTTTATGTTTGTCCTTGTGCAATTCTGTCTGATTGTTGATCCATATAGGTACAGGATAACAGATAAAGATCAGAAAGGCCATAGAGAAATCAGTGTGCTTAATGCAGTGTTTAGGATGGGAGGATTATTTGTGGAAACTATATCTAGAGAATTATCCAATGTTGTCGGGGACACAGACATTGTTCACAAACCCAATAAGGATAAAATAATAGAGGACTCTGTGAAAGAAGCATTCAATGAAGCATCACAAAAGGCAGGGTCAAGCTGTTTTGATAATTCAGATCAAAAGAGATGGGGACCAAATCACAACATGAATTTCTTTTCATACATGTTGACACCTATGTTAAGGAAAGAACCTGGGTTAATGAGATTAATCATCAAAGTATTTGATAAAGTGTTTGATAAAAGGGCTAAGTTTCCAGAACCATTAATAAATCTCATAATGACAAAGAAAGTCAGGAAAACAAACTCAGAACCAATCCAAAAGTTTATTGACAGGTGTGCACCAAAGATGGACAATAAGATATTTGAAACAATACTACCAATGGGAATGTGCCAGGGAATCTTTCATGATACTTCATCTGTGGTGCATGCCATGAAAGCAAAGGCCTCAATTGCAATTGTGAATGACATAATGCCCAATGTTCGGTATTCAGCATTGACAACCTCAGATGATGCAGAAGGTATAATAAAAATGCCTGGGGGAACAGATGTGATTGAGGCTGTCAAAATCATTCATTGTGTCGGACTGAGAGTGGGAAATCTTTTTAATATTGTAAGGAGTAACCCAAAATCAGCTTTTAACTTTCACATTGCTGAATTGAATTCAATTTTCTTCAAAAAAGGGAAAATGGCAACACCTAGCTTGAAGCAAAGGATATCCAAACTGGATGTCGGGAATGGTGTGAATCATGTAGAGGACTTCTTGTCTATAATGTCTTCATCTGCTAATTACTTAGCCTCTGGTGGGTCATACATGGGTACATATATAATAACAATAATGAATTTTGTTATGCACACAGAACAGTGGTTGAGATGGGATTTTGCAAAGTCAGACAATTATTACAAGCCTGTCGAAATGGGAGGGTTTCCGGTTATTGAACCCATTAGTACACTATTATCCGGTGGCATTTCAAATCTGTACATGAGATCATCACACATTTTGTCCCCTGAAAAGTATTCGAGATTGATAACAAATACACTATTGTGTCCACCTGAAAGAATTGCACTCTCTGACTTTGCAAGATCTGGATCAGATAAGGCTAAGGCATCTTATGCCACAGATGATCTGACTGTGTTCAAAGGAACTGGTCCTTTTGGCTTATTCCAAACAGTAAGGACAGACAGAAAACTTTCAGTATTTGAAAGGAGACATGGTATCTCTAAGTGGATAATACCTGAAGATTTTGCGAATATTGATAGGAAATCATCAATAGGACCCGATTTTCTATTTACCATATTTAGGAACACCAGTGTGAACACACTAGACACTAGCCTTGGGGTTAACAGTTTTTATATTAGGATGGCAGAGCCTTGGGTATCGTATGACAGGAATTGTTTCATTGTGTCAAAGAACTCTCCAATGGCACCGACACTGGGTGGTGAAGGGGCAAGGATATCACATAGGCAAGTAAGAGATAGATTCATGGCATTTTCGCTTCCTGCTGCCTCAGCAGAGTTAGAAATAGCATTCAGAAGGTGCATTAGACATGCTGAGTTTGAAGTAATGGAAACACAATTGACAGTGAGACTCACTGATGCAAAGTCACTCATGGAGTATTTGAAAGAGCAAGAAGCAGAGAGTTTTAGGTCGTCAGTGACATCACCATCCATTCAGACTGTTACACTCAGAGGTCAAAGCGCTAGTGATTCAGATGCCTATTTCCTATCAATAATAAAAGCCATGTCTGGAGTTAGAAGTAAAAGACTTATCAATGAATTTAGGAGATCCCAAGTTGCTTATGATTCAATTACCATTCCAGAACCAAGAGAACCTGTAAATCTACTAGACACAATTGTATTTGCTGACAATGCAGTTTCACTGTACAATAAATTTGTGAGAAGAGATACCAAAATGATTATCCCCAACAACGTCGATGACATGAGGCAACTCTGTTTGGATATCCTTAAGAATAAATTTACAGAAAAGATGGGACTAATAACAACTGGAACACTTGAAATGAGTGAAGAGAGGTCAAAACCGTATGCATACACCAAGTGGTATCAGGAACTGTTGAGGTTATCTGAAATCAGAGAGAAACACATTGCCATGAGTGTACTTGCTGGGAAAGAGGACAATCTTGCTTTAGTGGGCATATCAACACCAAGAGGGCTCATAACTAGTAGGGACATGTTTGAGATAGGTGACAGCAGACTTCCAGAGAAAACGGTATTAATATCAAGTAACAATAAGGGGAGTTTTGTTAATACAATTAGGAATTGGCTTGCAGCAAAAGT